TGATGAGCAGTATTGAACGCGCCCCCTATCATCAGATGAATTCATATCAACCCATGTGTGTCAGCTCACAGGAGAGAGAAACTCATCTAATGAATCTCAATCTTCTACTTCAGCTTCTTCCTCTTCATCTGACTCTTCTTCCTCGTCTTCATCGAGAACTTCATCATCTTCCTCATCCTCGAACTCTTCCTCTTTCTCTTCCTCTTCTTCCTTCTCAGGCTGTTCAAATGGAACAGGAGGATCAGTCATCGGGAAGATTTCGTCAGCCTCTTCATCACTCATCATGTACGCATTCACCATTACATACTCTCCTTTTGGACCTAGTTTTAAGTAGTATAGGTCGTGCCTAATTAGCGAGGGTTCCGTCATTTTACGTGTTTACCGCAACCCCCAAGCATTCACACAACCCCTGTACCCACGACACAGAGGATACTTGTCTATCTAGTGACTACGCGCGCAGAGCACGATACTTGTGGGGGACGTTGTTCTTCAAGCGTCCCTGCCATTCGCCGTTCTCTACGAACATTTCCAACTGCTTACCGACTGCGTTGGACAGATCGAAGCGCGCACCGGCTTTCACGTCTACACCGAAAGCCTGAAGGAATCCCACGGCAAAGCCTATGGCCTTGCTGTTAAAATTCCAGTCAATGGGAACTCCTGCGAACGTATCCGATCCGTTGTCCGCATTACGAACGATGGAACCTTCGACTGGATAGTTCGTAGAACCACCATCCTTCGAGGGGGCTTCACCGATGTTGTTGATGGTAATGACATACCACGCAGGTTCTACGATCTTCCCACGCAGCATGTCACGATCCGAGAAACTGATGATAGGCATAACTCTCCTGATGTTGTTGTTGACTTAGAACTTCTGAGTTGTTGATGTTTGGTTCATGTTGACGATAGCCGGTTTAATGTAGGTGTCATAAAGAGGTTTATCTCCGAATACTATCTCTTTAGACAGCCCGAGGGCCGTACGAGCGAAGTCATCTCCGGTATGCTCAGTTAATAGACTATAGTCTCCTCCTTGTCCTTCAACGAATCCCTGCTTAATATTGAAGTGATAGACTTCACCACAATATGCGGGAATCTTCGCTGCTACGTTCTTACCCGCCGTAACTATCTGACGGGAGATATGGGTAGTCTTCTTACTCGTATCCCGATACTCTGCCTTGATGACGTGAGCTATCAGGATTACATTGACGTTATGATAGATGTTGATATCCTTCGTCAGTGCGATTAATTCTTGAAGTGCGGAAGACTCAGCATTGTAGTCTTCGATCTCATTGACTGCAATTCCTGCGATGAGTTTACCAGCAGTCTGACCCGAAGCGCGTGTCATTCCATACTTCAATCGATTCGTCTGTCTCAGCGTCATGTCTGCCATCGATGTAATACTATCCAATACGATGGTCTTATAAGGACAACTTACCTGCAACTTCTCTAACTTCGCCTTCGGTTTGTTCCAATCGTCGTAATCATCAAACGTAATACTCTTCGGATCAATACCCCACTTCTTCATGGGTAGAGAGATTCCATTCATCTTCCTGTCCCAACTAAACCAGTATTGGGGGCCAGGGAATGATAGAGCCTGCGTACTTTTTCTAGTCCCAGGCTCTCCTTTAAACATACAGTAAAGTGAATCGAAGTTGACCGAATCCATTGTTGGCATTATCTATATACCCTCATGATCCATTCAGGCATTTCACCTGTCCGTTCAACTAACATTCTAAGAGTATCCTGAAATTCCAGAAATGAACTGGCTACAATCTTCTCAGGTTTCCCTGTTTTATCGAAATAGATGTAATACATGAAGGACATTATTCTTTAATCCTCTTCTTCTTTTCTATTGGTCCCTCAGTTGATCTGAAGATGAGTCCGCGTCTCTGAGCTTCCATGACCAGAGTTTCATACTGAATAGGCCACTGAAGATAGTAGTTCACGGCATTCAGTCTTTCATCTCCTAATTGAGATTCAGAGTATACTTCAGCTGCATTCATGAACCGACTACGTTCAATGAAATGAATTGTTGCCAGTAAATGAGATGATGCCATCTTACCAATCTCAATCTGCTGGCCTTCTCTAGTGATCCAGATATCTCGTGCAATAATTGGCATTAATTCTTCTCCGCCTCAATTACAGGCTCCGTAGTCAGTTCGACTGTGTTCATTGCAATCCCGATTAATTCGAGTAATATATCTAACTTCTCCAGTCGAGTTATCGGACGTGTATTATAGAACTTGACTTCAATGATAGGTTGGTCCTCAACGATATCATCTATGCGCAAATCACCCCGAACAGTCCAACCGATTGTCAATACTGGTCCAGGCATTATAGCTCCAAGAACTCTATGTCTTTAGGCAGGGTGATGAACTCTCTTCCATCCCAATAACTTGAATCGAAGTTAAACTTGGTCGGCATGACATAAGGTTCCCTATGTTCCTCTGTCGTATTACATACTACCGTCATATCCTCAGGAAACTTCTTCAACCATTCTATTAGTTCCTTGACAGTCATTCCTTCACCTCTATCGGACGACATTTAGAACAGGTGGTCCAATGTTTATCTGTTACTATAAACAGATTCTTACATTTAGAACATTGGACTAGGAACTTCTTCATCAGTTTAACTCAGGTTGATCGACTAGCACATATCCGATGATAGTGTCATCATCACATGATTCACTAACTGGTTCGAGTTGAACCCCATTAGCTCCACCATGAGATACTTCGATGTATACGATGGAGTCAGCCGGAATCTTCTCTAATAGTTCGATTAAATCCTTGACGACCATTATAGTCCTCCCCTGACTCCATTATCGTAAGTCTTACGCTTAGACTTCCTGACTTTCGCACGTCGAAGCATCTTCAATTCCTGAATCAGTTCGCGCGCATTCTTTACTCTGTTTTCAAGTTTCGTGATGTAAGTATCGAACTGTTCTAATGACCAGTCACCAGCTAGTTCGAGTAGTTCCTCATTCATTTCTCTGACTCCAAGTGTTTGATAGTTCCAGTTTCAATCAATCGGGACAACCAATCATCGATAGTTTTGAATAATCTTCTTTGACCCCCATCATGCATATTGAGAAGTTCAGCATAATGGGCCTGAAGTTTAAGAGATTCATTCAATGCAAGGAGGATTTGCATGTAATTGTGGTTGAGTCTCTGTTCTTCAGTCATTCATCCTCCTTGTTAGTAGGATCCCATACAGGAGCCTTGATGAAATTCAGTCGAAGTTCCTCTTCTCTCATTCCTCTGTCCGATTCACATACTCCCTTATACATACACGCACCGAACATGTTATCGCAGTGCGTATAGTCAGGAGGCCAGTATCCACTTTCACTGAACTGAATGTACTTATAGGCGTAGTAGGGAAGTATCTCAGTCTTCCATTCCGTCAAATGGTCCGCACTATACGATACTACTTCTCGGGTCAGACGCTCAGCAATCTTCAATGAAGTCTGTAGACCAATCTTATTGACGATGACATTACGAGACTTCAACAGATGACACTGACCGAGGAATTGATTCGATAGTTTCGTCTTATCTCTACGCTGTTTGAATGTCTTATGGTCCATCGATACGATTCCGATTTGATTTGTATCAACGATTAGATCGAACTTCGCCTTCCATAAGATACGAATTTCGTCATCTTCGTAGATTACTTCACCCTTAACCTGTTCGACTGACAGGGGAATGAAAGCATCATTCTTATACATTTCGAAATACTGTTCACAGGTCTGAAGTGCGAATCGCCAACCTACCTGATAACCTTCATTATTCTCAGGTGAATTCGTTAGACCCGGATACTCCTGTGGTTCATGCTTACACGCAAGTGGTTCAGTCGATTCAGTCGTATTAGAACAGTAGGGACAACCATCGATGTACAGTTGTCCTGCCATCAAACCAGCTCCAATACTAGTCTGATTATTGAATCCATTTATCTTGTGTTTATAGTAAACCTCGAATACTTTGTGAATCAGACTCCCTATCTCTAGAGAGTTAGATTTACCTTTTACAGACACGAATCGGTGATTGAATCGAAAATCGAGATATCGACCACAACTCATCAAACTGGACAAGAGAGTCGCATCGAATATCACGTTTTTCTTCTGTTCAGGGATGATGTCTATCATTTCTTCTCATTTTGAGCAGCGATGCCACAGAGCATAGCCATGATGACATAAAACATCAGGAATACTACGATGTAGGACATGACTACTCCTTATCTCGCGACTTGAACTGCGCGTAAATCTTCTCAGGTACATGATCGAAATACTTCAGTAGAGATGAACACAACCATCCGTCCATATCGAGGGCTGAACTATGATACCAGTTTCCTGTCATCTGTGCCTTACTCCATGTAAGGACTGTCTGATGACCGGGGAATGGTTCACTAGAGAATAGAAGCAAGAAGCCATTCTCAGCATTCGGTATATTCTGTATCAGACGTTCAATCAAATCATCCGCACCTGATACGAATGCCTCTCTAGTCAGTCCCTTATCAGGGTCATCGAAGACCCACTGATTCCGATACTTATATGGACTGATTACACTGATGGTATTCATTCTGTTTCCTTACTCTTAAGTGCGCGTCTCTTGTTCTTCCATACGCGCTTCATAGTAGCCGCGAATCGTTTCCTCTGAGCAGGACTCCAGCCTCGTTTCACAGGTTCAGCCTTCTTGACCGAATGACCGTTAGATGAAACGATTAGACTATCCAGCAATTTTTGCAATCCGAGGTCGATGAGATATAACTCTTGCTTGCGGCTTAGTTCCACTTGTCTTTTCATGGTCATTAGTCTGTTTCCTTTGGATGTATTCAGGTTCGTCAAAATCAAAGTATGCGATAATAATCTGTTCAAGGACCCATGAGACTGATTGATTCTCATGATAGGCGATGTCTCGAATACCTTCCTTAACGTATCCGGGGAGTCCGTGTCCTATTGTCTCACGACTTTCACCGTTGGCTAGTCGTGGTGCGATAGTTCTTTTCTTCTTTAACTTCAGTCTCTTCATTAGTTACTCCAGCGGTAGTGAGGCTGAATACTCACATCGAATACTCAGCCCCATTAGTTAGCCGACTTCGATTCCCTTCTTCTGCATTTCCTGAATTGCCCACTCCTTCAGTTTCTCTAGTGCTGGCTTATCTTCCTTCGATAAAGCCATGAGTTCTGACGTAGTGCAGCAACCGTATTCCTTGTGAGTGATGTATTGGAGTGTCGTCACTGAACCTCTCCTGAGTAAGGGATTTCCTTCACTTCCTTCATCTCACTGATGAGAAGACGGACCTGAAGTTGCAACTTTTGAATCTCATGTTGCATATCTTGAACTTGGTCGATTAATGTAGTGCAAAGTTTCAAGAGTGCGCGGTCGTTTTCGAGATAAGACTCTGAGATTGCATTAAACGCCATAATCATAGGTGAATCAGTCATTAGTTGTCTCCCTCTTCTTTCGAATCAGTTATTTGTCCCATCTTATCATCAGGACCGAATACTTTATTCCAATCCTCAGGCGTCATACCTGTAATGATGAATTCACGTTCAGCAGCAGACAGGAACCAGAATGCATCCTGTACGAATCTACCCGAAATTAACCATTCGTACCACGCTTCACTGATACGCTGGATAGGATAGTCTACTACGATAGACTTGTCCTTAGTCCGAATCTGAGTGCGCATCCCATCTACCTCAGTCATGAAGTATTGAATGCCCATACGATTGATACGATTCATGGCCCACATTACTTGATTTCCTTCAACTGTTCGGCCAATTGCATCGTTTCATGGATTGCATACTCCATATTACGATAATGATCGAATCCCCGTGACATGTAATGCATCATCGCAGGAGTCAAGTCACCTGAATGTGCGGTATCGAATCCTAACCACCACACATCATCAGGCATACCAGATTCAGGAACATGACAGATGTTACCCGCGCATTTATTCGCGTAGGTTAGTCCACCATGAACGTCTACATCGACTTCTCCGTAGTCTTTACCGTATGACGAGTGCGTGTTGGGAAGTCCGACATAACCACACCAATTACCTGTATGATTACGCAGAATGAAACAGGAGAACCCCGCATGAATGAAATCTTTGCGGTCAGGCTCATTATCCCATTCACCCTTGCCCCACTTCGTCTTATCGTAGTTGGGTAGAATTACTTGTTCAGACATTAGTTCACCTCAGGAATGACTGAGCCTACAGGAACATCCCACTGACGCTTCCGAGTGATGGAACTGATTACTGCCCCACCCATCTCTAATCCCTTGCTATATCGATTCCTGAAATATGCAGCCAACATCTCATCAGCTACCTGATAAGACTCAGCGATGAATTCTGCCGTCAATACATCATAGACGGCTACTTGGACCCGAATTGCAGTTGAATTCATTTCATCTCCTTTAAATGATTCTCTTCTTTGCAGAGGAAGATGACCAGTTCTGATTCCTCATCAAGTGGATGCGCGTCCTTCTCTGCACATGCAATACCGATGATATGTTCGCGCGCTTCGAATGTCAGGTCACGTGCGAATCTTCTCGCCGGACCTACTTCATCAGCTACAAGAAACTTAATCATCTTCTTGTATGCCCACAACGCACCGTAGAAATTCATGTCTCGCATTTTAGTTCCTTTACTGTAACGTAGTTAGTTGATAGTACGATGGAGTCCATGAACCTTTCGACTCATGGACTCGACTTACCATCTACTCAACTGTCAAGAGTATGCAATCCGGAGGCGGAGTATATTCTGCCTCTCCTTCATACTCTGTACCGAGCTTAGCACCTGTGACCTTGAGATAATCATCAAGGTCTAGACGGACTTCCATGTCTTCAGGCATCTTACTCAACTGTTCACGCAGTTCCTTCACATTCATTATTTACCTCGTTTCCGACGATGGGCTGATACGATTACTTCAGCCAAGTCCTTCATGATGGAATCTTCCGACCAACGTCCCATCTCACCATTATTCATGGCCTTATGGAACTGGATTCTCTTACGCTCTACGATTGCATCGAGTTGTGGGTCGATAGTAGTCAACCCTTCGAGGTGCGCATACGCTGCATTGACTGAAGTAGCAGTCTGACCTATCCGAATGAATCTACCCTCTGCCTGTTCTTCATTAGCAGGATTCCACTGTCTCTCATGGATTACACAGTCTGCACAAGTCTGAAGGTTTAATCCTTCACCTGCTGCCAGAGTAGACGCCACCATGAGTGCGCGTGGACTCTTATTGAAAAGTTCCTGTGCCTTGAATCTGTCCTCTCCATTCATATCAGCCGTGATACGAAGGACAGGCATCTCATTCTTGAACTTCTCTAACTCGGTGAATAGATGTTCCTGAACGTCACGATGGTGTGCGAAGATTACCATCTTACGGTCAGTATCTTCCACGAATTCTTCTACGAATTCTACAGTAGCAGGAATCTTAGCTAAGGCGACTAGATGACGCATCTTCTGCATGGCACCGATGATAGCCATACCTGATAACTGAGATACGTTCTCTTCATACCATGCTACGAACTCATCGACTACTGCGTCATACGCTTCCTCTTGTTCAGGATTCATCTTGACGTAGAGTTTAGTCCGATTGACCAAAGGTAGTTCCGTCATGACTTCAGTCCTCTCACGACGGATACACATATCCTTCGTGTATTCCTTGAATGCCTTGACGTTCCTGATTCCGCCTTCTTTCAGGATTGCACCCTGCCAGTAGGTGTCTACCCACTGTCTCTTGAATCGTTCAGCCGACCCGAACTTCATTGGGTCCAGCATATTCAATACCGGAAACAATTCGGAGCCACGGTTCTTCCACGGAGTACCTGATAGTGCGATTACCTTCTTACCCTTTGCTACGCGCCGCACCATCTGAGTGCGCGTCGAGTCAACATTCTTAATTTGCTGACATTCATCGAGGACTACGCACTTAATCTTGATATCTTCACGTTCGAAGGCAGAGATATCAAAACCTTGATTGACTACTGTTCCATTCTTCAGAGTCTTGACCTTCGGGACTAGCATATCGTATCCGACGATGTAATGCTTCAGTCCGGGAATGAGCCATTCCTTCGAAGTCTCAATAATCTGAGGAACATGTTCACGTCCCATCCACTTCAAGATTGATGTAGCGAACTGATACTTCAGTCCAGACTTAACAATCCAGAGTGTGGGCCACAGTTCAGGGTGGAACTTAATGATTCCTTCTGCCTGAATAGTTTTACCTAATCCCATCTCATCGAAGATTCCGACTCCATTACTTACTGCTAGGGCAGCTTCACCGAACTTCATGCCGTCTAGCTGAAAGTCATACGGTTTGAATCTACCGCATTTCACACACTTGTTTTTATCCCAAGTGTGAATACATGATTCATCCCCACCCATCTGTAGACTGAAGAATGGAGTACCTTTCGGGATAGATTTGATGAGTGTATGTCCACATTCGAGGTAGATAAACTTCGTATCAGGCTTCATCTCATCGCCTGAACTGATTAGTTTCTCTTCCTTCGTTACTGCGACTTTACCGCAGTAGGGGCATTTGTCCTGAAGGCGTGTCACCTGATACTTAGGTGTCCTGATTACTTGTTCATCGAAGGTTACTTCGACTGTTGCGCCCGACCTTATCGCATCAATAATATCAGGGCTAAGTGATAGATTGCTGCAAGGCATAGTATTATCGCAGCCAATCTCCCTTGCCTTATTTGCCCAGACTTCATCATGCGCGTGTCCGATACCTACTAAGGCATGGGCTACTTCGTGTTTGATTGTATTGATTACATCCGGGTCCGGATGGATGTCTACGTGGTGGGCCGAAAGGATAATGCACTTATCCTTATACGAACATAGACCCAAGAAGTGAGAGTCTACATTCTGATTTAAACGGATACTCCAATCGAGGAGTCCGTTTTTATTCATTTCATCCCTTAATGTTTGGGATGCTTGCTGTCTAGTCATGTTAGTCTACACGTCCTTCCGGAATGCGTGTGTTAGTTACTTGAACTGAATTGACTGAATTAGCTGACTGATTCTTTACGTGCAGTCAGTTGCTTCTGTAAGAAGATAGCAGCAGCTTCATACGATATCTTTTGCGCCTCTGCAATCATCTGTACGCCCGCACCCGGCACACCGTATTTCTTACCTGCCTCGATTGCAAGCTGTGCCTTCTGTTTAGCCGACATAGCAGGAGTCTTAACTGCCTTCGGCTTAATTTCCTTAACGGTGGCAGGCTTGTAGTTCAGGTCGAATTGTCTGAATCCGTCCCGTAGTTCTGCGCGTAGTTTGCCGTACGCCTCTTGACCGTTTACCTGCCATGCATTACGCTGATTACGTAGGTCAGCCAGTTGCTTACTCATATCGAAAATCAGGGAGTCCATCTTTTCGACGTGAGTCTTGCATTCCTTAATGAATGCGTGTGCCTTCTCAGATTCAGGAATTGAATCATTCTGCTGAATAGCAGCCTTCAATTCAATTAGAGGAATTTGTTCAGCATTCCAGATTTCGGTCTTAACTTCCATGACCGTATCATGCGCCTTGAATGCATTGACTAGCTGTTGGGCAGCTTCATTCCTGTCAGTCAGAACCTTCTGTTCAGCCAGACAAGGGGCGCACATGTAGATATTACCCGGTTGAGTTAACCAGACTTCTACATTCGTATGACCGTCCTTAATTTCACAGTCACCGATGATAGGCTTAACCTGCTTATTCAGCATGATTAGCCTACCTTCTTGAACCGAATCTGACCGATTGAATTGACTACGGGGGTGGACTTACGTGCTGGCTGATTATGTCGGTTACATACACCGACTCTATCTGCGGGGGTGGTAGCGTATTCGTTCAGAATGCGCGTTGGATACTGGCGGACTCGCTTGACTCGCTTACATACTGTGCAGTAGAACCTAACCATTGTCTCACGTCCTTTCGGAATTGCGTGCTTGCCCTACATGTAGGTTCAGGAATTAGACCTGATGGACCTTGCGGGCACGACCATTGTAGCACGACCGCCCGGTGGTCTGTCAACCCCGCCTAACCCGTTGATTCTAAAGGGGTTGCGACCGACCGGACGGTCAAGTCCTTTTCGGCTACTTCCAGCCTACATGTAGTTACCTACCTTCAGGAAACTTCTGTGCATACCACATGTCGAACATTTCGTCTAGATTAGAGAATTGATTTGTGAGCTTCTCTAATTCTGCTACCTTCTCTTTTAACATCTCTCCGAAGTATTTGAAATACTCACGTCGATATCGTTCTTTGTGTGTAGATGGATAATCAATTGGAGTCATTTAATCAGCCCCAACTGTTTATATATCTTCCGTTTGGCCTCATTCATTACTTCGCCCGAATCGATTGGTTTCTCTTCAGCCTGAGCAGCTTCCTGAATCGGTCTGATTACTCTACATTCCGTACATCGAGGCATCTCCTCTCGGAGTGCGTATTCGTCGATTTGAAACTGTTCACCACATTCCCAACATATACCGACCTTACCGATTAGAATGTGAGTCAGACCCAAGTGTACGAAGAATGAACACCCATCGAGTGTACATTTCCACGTTTTCTTGTTCATCAGAATTAATCGGTGCGGATGCTTACTCATACTTCACCTCGTTCTACATGTAGCGGACATCCCCGCTGCCGACCGGCCCGAGGGATTTCGTGCCAAGTCCTGAAGTGTGCGTGTGCGCGTGTCCGTGTGGTGACTATACACCCGGACCCCACCTGCTGTCAAGGTTCCGATTACCCCACTACACCCACACCATACATACACAACCTTCAATTAACCTCTTCTAAAAAAAAAAAAAGAGAGAATAGAGAGGAAGGAATATAAGGTAGGGTGTTTGTGTGGTGTGGTGTGGGGAAAGGGCAGGGCAAGTGGTGGGCGTGGGTGTAGTCACCAGACACGGATACACACATACACACCAGTCTACATGTAAAGTTCAAACGCATATCAAACAAGTAGGTTCAAACACATATTCAAACGCATTCAAACAGTATGTTCAAACGCTTGTAGGCGGGGAGGGGGGATTACATGTAAGGACTACATGTAGAGACTACAGGTAGGCGGGAGTAGGTCGGACCCAGGATAGGGAATCTACATGTAGGGGAATCATGTAGGCGGAGAAGGTAGGCAGGGTTTGCAGTCCCCTGCCTGTAGGAAAGTTAGTCGGCCCAAGTGAGACGGAGCGCGGCTGCAGCGGACTGCTTAGCGACATCCGGAGAATCGCCGTTTGCAATGAAGATGTCATACATCTTCTTCAGGCGCAGCTGAGAATCGTTCTGGAGAGTAGGCTGCACAAGTTCAGCCGCATTGACTACGGCCAGCATAGCCTTCTGACGCGCGGCTGCTTTACGCTTGTTGTTGCCGAGCGCAACGATTTCCTTCAGTGAAGGAAGTTCACCCTTTTCCTTCATCTCCGCATACGCTGCATCGAAGTCTGCATCCGAGTAATCGTCCACTGCCTTATCGGTGGGACCGTATGCCGTGAACGTTCCTTCGAAGGGAAGAACTGCGATGGTGTTCTTCGTTCCATCCTTCTTGTCGAGTCCCGTCAGCGGCTTGCCCCAGTAGTTTTCCAGCTTGCCTTCGAACTTTTCGATACCCATTTGGTTACTCTCCTCGTCGCCGGTTGGCGCCGCGACTTGCGACCGACCCAACCAACAAAAGAATCATACTACGTGTATGGCGCGTCCGCACAACAATCGACCGTCCGAGGGGCAGAACCTACAAGTATTTACCGGAATGGGTCAGCCCACTATGGGCTAGTCGCCGGGCCGGGCATGGCCGAAGTGGTACAGTATCCACGTATGTAGATGCGTTGATAACACTACATATAGGGGTGAGTGTACTAGACTCATACCATCTGTAGTGTAGCTCACTTCGGCTACTCCGGCAGGTAGGTGGGGTATACCCATGTATCAAACGCTTCGCCCGCGCGAGACGAGGGCGCAGCCCGAGTCATTGAAATCGTCCGGAATATATAAAATATTTTCTATCTGGGATATACAGAAAATTTTTAGATTTGGATCTTAATGTAGACACTGTATGTAGGAATAGAGTCTCATACCGAAAGTAACCGTGTCGATTCTACACTCCAGTTCGATCCCCCGGATCTGGTTGATTCGATTGGACTTATGGGGAGTTGACTTCTGGATCGATCCGTGATACTCTTCCTCTCAGGAAGTGGAGTAGACTTATGCCTATTGGACTTGTATCAGATGAATTGTTATTCAGAGAATTATCCAACTTACAGGGCCAGAGTAGGAATATCGATAATTCAATTCGTACAGGACAGAACGATGACACGCGCGCGTCAGATGTTCAGATCATTCAGTCCCCTAATAAGGGACGTAATGAAGGTGACGTTAATGTGCCTGACTCTCTTCGCCAGATCATCGGTGAAGAGGCAGTTATCAATGGTAGACAATCTGCACTTCAGATAGCTGGTCAATTCGGTATATCTCCGAGTAGTGCATCAGCGTACGCGCGCGGAGCTACGTCTACCACGTCATATAATTCCCCTTCCAAATCAATCATCAGTCATATCAATAAGTCTAGAGCAAGAGCCATCGGTAAGGCTCAGAAAACTATGAACGGTGCCTTGAGTGCAATCACTCAGGAGAAGCTAGACTACACTGATGCTAAAGACCTGAGTGCAATTGCTAAGGACATGTCAGTCATCATTAAGAATCTTGAACCAGACCGAGATGTGGTTCCATCAAATGATCAGGCTAAAGGGCCGCAGTTCGTTATATTCGCTCCGCAATTTCGTAGGGAAGAATCATTCGATGTAATCACGGTCAATGAATAATGAATTGTGGTCAAGTCAATCAACCTGAAGGCGGATTATGGCCGGACGATAATGTTATGACTGAACCTACTACTGATACTGAGAATTATTCGAAGATACCAATGTATACTGATCTAGAACAAGAGTTCAAGGATGCATTGGTAGATGTAGCAGCGTCAATCATTCCGGTCCATCCATCAGTCGATCCTAACAATGGATGGGTCGAAGAAATGTTTGTACGTACACTGCGTCAAATAGCCAGAGACATCTTGGACAAACATAAGATTCCCTACTAATTTCCTAGTGAATTAGATTGACTCACGCGCGTCAATCAGTCAGATCAAATCAGATAGGAGAAGAAAGATGCCATCAGTTCAGTACCGAGATCCATTCAATGCAACTCTTCTGAACTCTCCTGCTCTCCTAGTCACAGGAGAACAAGAGCAATACATACGAGAAGTCCTCGATGTATGTAGTTCAGATAAACAGTTCGCATTGAAGGCGTACAATGCGATTCATCATATCCTGACAGCAGAACCAGTCCTCCCTCCTACAGTCACCTCTCTAGTTCCTGCAACAGCAGCAGTAGGCGATCCATCATTCACTCTACAGGTTATGGGAACGGGATTCAATCCTGGTTCCATCATCATGTTCAATGGATTGAATGAGAATACTACCTACGTCAGTCCGACTGAAGTATCTACTGGTGTAGATATGTCAGTATGGCTAGCCGCCGCTGTCTGCCCGGTTAGTGTAATGACCAATGGTGTAATCTCTGATCCTATGGACTTTACATTCACTGACTCTGGTGCTGGTACTCTCGGTGCTAAGAGTGGTAAGACTGAAGTGAAGAAGGAAGAGAAGTCAATCTTCCATCCTACTCCAACTGTAGTGAAGCATGAAGAATCGAAGAAGTAATGCCTACTCAGTTACTTCCAGTAGGTACACCGACTACTCTAGTCACCAATAGAATATACGCACTTCCAGCAGTCGAAGTAACAGCCTTCAGTTCAGACACTACTCCGACTATGGAACAGTCGAATGATTTCACATTTGCTGCTAAGGCTGTGATTACATTTACTGCTGGTGCAGCTACATTGACTGGTCCATTCATTCGTGCGACTGCGGGTACTCCCACCCTGACTCTGAAGAGAGATTAATTCGGTTCATCAAACGAGGCAACTCATGTCAACGAATCTGATCGATAAGCCGTATGCGTACCATAAGCCAAGTCCTGTTGGACTGAATAAAATTACTGAACTACGTGCTATCTTCAGTGAAGTAGAACGAATCATTAAGGCTAATTGTCCTGATAGTCGGCAGCGCGCAACGGCTATCACTAGAAATGAAGAGGCTGCGATGTGGGCAATTAAAGCAGTCGTATTCAATGATCCTAACTCTGAGGTGGAATAATCATGCCATTCCAGTTTATCTTCTACCCTGATCCATCAGATGCATCATTCAAGATAACCCCTGATGTGGGAGGTGTATATAGTTCGGTCCCATACACCAATCCTCCGGACGGACGAATGGGAGGAATTACTATCCTCCCTGATGGAATACCTGAGAATCAGGGAGCTGTTCTGACTATCACGAAGTCAGGGTATAAAGAGTGGACTGCGCGTGGATTCCTTCGATTCTATCCTGATACTATGATGGCTAGACTGGAAGTAGATGATGCGCACCTCGAACTAATTCAGTCGACTACGCCTCCTGATGTAACTGACCCCAACCTGAATCCTCTCGATGTAATCCATCAGGTCTATAATTCAACTAATGCAAAACTAGGCACACCTCAGGGATGTGGTCTATTCACTGAGGATTGTTGTGAGGAATTGCATAAGAAGATGCACGCTGGATGGGGACATATCAGGAAAAAT